TCCCGCTGCCTGGAGCAACAGGAACGCGCGGGTCGTCTATCGGGTTCGCCATCGGCTGCGGTGCCGTGCGCTCCGGTGGAAGGTTGCGGATCTGGTTCAGGTCTCGAAGTTTCGGCTGTGGCTGTGGTTGCGCTTGCGGTTGCGGAGACATTTCTCCGGACATTTGCGGCGACATCTCAGGCGCCAATCCACGAATTGCACCCTGCGACACGCGCGCAGGATCGTAGCCCATCTGCAGCAGCTCCACATCGGACAAACCAGATCCCGGCTTATCCTGCGCAGGCAGCCCGCCGATCTGTCCCTGCGCCATCCGACGCGGGTCGTAACCCATCTGCAGCAATTCGGCAATCGTTGCCATGTCAAATCGTCCTTACCATGTCGAAGTACGCGACCTCTCGCCCGGGTTGATCCGTCCGGTTGCGGTAGCGTTCTGCGCGGCCAGGCGCCGCGAGGCCAAAGCCGCCTCATCGTAGCCAACCAAAGCCCTCAGCGCAGTATTTGCCGTGTCCGACCGCCCTTGCTGCTGCAGCCCGAGTTCCTGATTCGCAGACCCCATCAGCCCGAGGTTGTATTGGTTGCGCTGCCCGGTAGCCGAGTTCAGTCGCTCGAACTCTCGCCCGTATTCATCCGACGCCATGCCCTGCCCGTAGCGCGCAAGTTCTGCCAGAGTATTGCCGGAATTCAGCATTCCACGAGCCGCCGCCGATCGCTCGACGGCCTGCTGACCCTGGTTGAAGCGGAACTTGTAGGCGTTGGTGTTCTCGATGGAATCCGGATTATTGATCAGCGCCGCAAGGCGTTGCTCATACGGGTTCGAGTATTGCACGGAACTGGCGCCGCCTTGCTGTTGCCCGGCAGGCTGCAGCATGGCCTGAATCTGCTGCAGGTAGTTTTGCCCGCCGCTTGGAATAACCTCCCGGCTAAGTTCGCTGGCTTGCTGCTGCTCGCTCAGGTTCGCAGCCAGCATTCCAGCAGGCAGAGTCTGCGAGACGCCGTTATAGAACCGCGACCAGTTGCCGTTCCCGTTGTCTCGCCACCCTTGCGCTTGTGCCAGTTGCTCGAACTGCGGGAATGCCTGCCTGGCCCTGTATGCTGCAATTTCCTGTTCCATCGTTGCCATTTGCAAACCTCATTCGATCTCGAACGCTGACACCTGCACGGGAAGCGATCCGACGTGAATCAACTCGAATGCCCGCCTTCTGAATTTACCACATCTGCGCAGCCTTGCCTGTGCCGCCGACAAATCAACCGGGCGCCCTTTGCTGTAGGTCTGATAATCATCGTCAGACCAGCGAATCATGGCAGAGCTTCCTTGTTTCATGCCGACAACCCGCAGTTGTCCAATCGTTTTCCAGTCCTCGTTACCGTCGTCGAACTTCGGCGTCCTGATCTTCAGCTTGATCGGTGCGCCATCGTCATCAGACGACGTATCGCTGATCTCGCAAAGTTCTCCGGTGTCCTCGTGAAGAACAAGATCGCGGCCAGCGGCATTGACGTAGCGCGAATACTTAAAGTACGTCTCGTCATACCCTGCGGCCGTGATTGTGCCTGTTGCCGGCGACACCGTTGAAGAAGGGACAGGAAAAGAATAGCTGTTCGCGTTGATCCACGTGATCTGCTGGATTCCGTTGTATGCCGACTGAGCCGCTCCAGCAATCAATACCGGATCGCAGTCTGAATACCCGTGCGCCGTTTGCGTGACGGTCGCGACGCCTGCCGATTGCGTGATCGTGCAGAATGCCGGAGTCTGCAGCGTCAGGCTTGTCCATTCTGCCCATGTGCCGTTTGTGGCGTCATAGACGATCGTGATCCCGAGTGTTCGCAGGCCGAGCACATAGAACGAATGGCCAGCGATCCGGACACCGTAGGCATAGACATCCGATACGCCATCTGCAGCCAGGATTCGATCAACATCCGGAGAGCTGACCTTCTCCTGCTGCAGTTCGCGCATGCGATAGACTCCCGGGCCTTGCTGGCGAGCCTTCGACACCCACAATACGGTCTCGTCCAGATACGCGACAGAATCCCCGTTGGCGCATCCGGTCAGCGTGAAAGCGCTCAGGACCGGCGACAGTGGCGAACCGGTTGCATTGCCGACGTTGTAGAAAAACTCGGTGCTCCATTCCTTGAACGCAACAACGTAGTTCTGAGACTTCGCAAGCGCGACGCCCTGCCCTGGCTCGATTGCCGCCGTGATGAAGTCCAATGCACCCCACGTCAGCGGGTCGTTCAGTCCGCTGTTGTAGACGACAGCGTTCTCGTCCATCACGAAGAAGTACCCGTCGAGATAGACGATTCCCGGTACCGTCGTCCGACCGCCAGTTATCGTAATCGTCCCGGTCGCTGGAGTCGCCGGAGTTCCGGTAACTTGATAGGTGAAATGCGTAGAGTCGGTGACGGTTATGGCAACCGTGCCGTTGTACTCAGTTTGCGCTGCCCCAGCCACCGTAACGCTGTTTCCAGTCTGCCAGTTCGTCGCTGACGGCATCGTAACGGTTGCCGTTGATCCGGTTCTGGTAATGCTTGTCGGCGTGTGCTGACTCCACCCAGGATAATCAGCGTCCGATACCTTGGTTAGCACATTACCCTCCAATGAGAAAGCGTCATAGGCCGATTTGAAGAATACCCCATACAGGGATTGCTCGGCGACAAACTGCATCATGTCGAACGGCTGTCCTGCTACCGTGACTGAAAGCGCGTATGTCGGCATTTTCTACAGCGCCCCGTAGTAATACAGGCGCTTGCTTGCTCCTGTTGCAGGAGATGCCCCAGGGGTTCCTGAAAGAGTGAAAAACCACTCAGCAGCAGTAAGCCACGGGTAAGTCGGATCCAGCATTGTTTTAGCATAGAACGATCCGTTGTACTCTGGCTGATCACACCCAGTAACCTCAATGTGATTATATGAGCCGATCAAAGACGCCGAAACGATCTTGGCTGACGTTCCGGTAGATGTCAGGGTGAAAGATGTTGTGCTGCGGCGTTTCCTGACCTGCCCAACATAGTCGTCATACGTGAAAGGAGAAGTCCAATCAACTCCAGACGGCCACCCCCCAGGATATGGGGTTGAAAGATACGCATTCTTTCCGTTGACGCTCATTCCGATGTTCCCAGCAGGAGCAAATCCGGCCGGGTACGTATGGGTTGGAAATGAGTTGAACGTAAACGTTGAGGATACGACATCGGGGCTGTATGTGTCGTCGCCATCCAGAACGGCGACTCCAGCCAGGTTTGCCCCGACAACCTTTTCTACCCACACTTTAGCCGCAGCATCCGCAGACGCAGCCTCATCTCCCACCATGTAGTTAGGAGACTCAGGACTTGTTGCCATAGCCCCACCGCCAGCACTAGCGTACCAGAAACCTCTCCATCTATCGGTTCCAGCAGGAGACGCTGACCAATATGGATCGCCCGGGCCTGGAGAAGTCGAAGGATTATCAACCATCGCGTAGTACCCGCCAACCAGATCACCGATATAGACAGGCGGCGGCATCGGGACGTAATCAAACACGTCCAGCGTATCGTCATAAACAGTGATCAGAAATCCCTGCATGCCGAGCGCGCCCTGATGGTTCGCGTAGTTGTAATTGGTCGTCGCAACGCCAGGCCGCTTCACAACGTCGCCAGCCTCGATCACTCCATTGAACGCACGTGCATCTGCCGTCACATCGGACGCCCGGGCAATGAGCAGTGGCGCGGCAGGAATCCTCATGTAACTACCCACGCTTCTTTCGCGGACTTGATCATTACCGATCCGCCGATGGCGCTTCCAAGGTCGTAGCCAGCGCGCGCTGCGGAGAACTCGAGCCCAGCATACAGCGGAGACAGAGAGTCAGGAGCTGGCACGGAGAACGGATTGACCGCTGCTGTGTAGAGGTCGTCATCAGCGACGACGAAAACGGCATCCTTGACGCCAATCGCCATTTGACTCGCTGCTGCAGCAACGACGCCAATCGACGATCCGCCTGGCCGCTTGATGACGCCGAACGACTCGCCGGTCGCCTCGTTGATCCCGTTGATCAGACGGGAATCGACGGTGACACTTCCCTTTCTGGTCTTCAGGTCGCCACCGGCAGGCATGCGCATAATCAGTACCCGGCCAGGAAGGCCGACAGTCCGTTGCCTGCGTATTGCGTCAGAGCGGGGTCAAACACCGACACGGGTTGCTGCCTGTTGATCCCCTTGATGTCTGCCAGCGTGTCGGCAGCGATTCGCCGGATGTCGTCGGACACCGACACCTTGAACTCAGGCCCGAGTTCAACGGCAAGCTGATACCTGAGCCATTTCCCGTAGCCTGGCGGATACGCGATTGATGCCGCTGTCGTCGCCAGCGCCGAGAACTGAGAATTGACGCTCAACGTGATCGGCGTAATGGCGGACGGTACAGGCCACACCTTGATGATGCCGAGCGGATACGCTGCCTCGTAGTAGATCGCGCGCGGCGTGTCTTCGGAGTAGGTTTTCTGCAGCACGTCAGCCCATTGCTGCGTGTTTGCCAGCATGATCGGATACGTGATGCCGTTGTCAATTGAGTAGGCGTACTCAATGCCGACCGGCCGAGTCGCCGTGATGTCTGCGGCAGCCGGGCCGATCGTGTAAGCCTGCTTTGCCGCTACTGTATTGAACGTGACATCGTAATTCGTGAAAATCGACAAATGGTCCGTGTTGCAGGAGTCCAGCATATCGTTTAGCACCTGCAAGGCATCCGTCTGCTCATCTGCCGTCGGCGACTCGCCAGAAGCCACAGCGCCAAGCAGGCGCATTGAGTTTGTGATGAGCTGCAGCGCAGTAATGGCCATGTCAGCCCGCGCTCATCGGCGGCTCGTAGCCGCTGCCGACGATGAAGATTTGATCCCACTCGGCTACGCTCTGCGGCTCTGTCTTCACTCCTTTGATGCTAGGGTCGAGGCGAAGCTGCCGCGTGTATATTTCCAGTCGCCGAAACTCGTTGCAGTAGTTCCAGTGGTTTTTCTGGTTTGGCGTGCCGGTCGCCGACATGTTGGCGATGTAGGCCAGAACAGCAGTCCACAACGGCTGTCCGCCGACCTGCAGCACGCCGTAGAGCAATTGCTGCTTCGTGAGCGTGACTGATCGCGGGTCGAGCGATTCCGGCATGTCGCTGCCGGTAAACACCAGTACATCACGACCTGTCCGCACCAAGATGTGTCTCGGCTGCGCTACCGCCTCTGCGTCTGCGATACCTTGAGCAGTTGCCGGGAATGTCAGTCTGGCCATGATTATTCTCCGTAGGTGGCGATTGCGTAGGCGCGAAGCAGTACTGGAGTAGCTATGTTTGTGCTTTGCTGTAAGGAGAATTCAAGCGTTGTATCAGTTCCTGTTTCAATGCTAACAGCACTGGCCGTTTGAGCTGCGGCAGCAAACACTCCAATTCCACCAGAAGACGTTGCGATCGCCCTGCCTGCCTGTTTGAAAAATGTTGAATCGGAGCAAGTCAAAGACTGCAGAACTTCTCCTACTGGATTGGTGCTGGTTCCAGTAAGTATTGCTGCAGTACCGCCAATGCGCAAACGATACGATTTGTTGCCTGTTGTTGATCCAGCTTGTCCAAAAAATGCTTGGATCATGCCGTTTCGCCCAAGCATGTTTCCTTTAAGCAGGAAACCAGATGGACCTACAATCTCGCTTGTCGTCGCAGTGACCCACCCAGACAGATTCGGCGTGATCGGCGTTTTCGCCACAGGCCGGCGAGGAGTTCCGCTCGTGTAGGTCTCGGAATAGACGATTCCCGCTGTGTCAGAGCTGAATTCCGTCCAGTACCACCCTGCCGGCAGAGACGAGCCACCGAAGCTCGCGGAGAAATAGGCGTAGCACGAGTTCAGGCTTCCGCCGATGTTGGCAATGATCGCCGCCGAAAGCGTGAAAGCCCCGTTCGTCCCGGTGAATTGGCATCCGTTCGCCGCGCCGTCTCCGGGCATGATGAAGAACGGGATGTTGCTGATTGCGATAATCTGCTGCTTGATAGCTGGCGCGTCGATGAAAGCTCCAGGGGCGCCGTCAACAGAGGCAAACCCTGACTGCCACAACGAGAAAACCTCGTCATCCAGACCAGTGTAAATCTGGCCAACGAGAAGCGGGCGGCCGTATGTGTCCGATCGTCCAGCCTTGATGATTGTACACGTTTTCGACATGCTAACCCTTCAGGAAAAACCGGGGCACTAGGCCCCGGCATGTGTTACTGGTACAGCCATGCGATCGGACCCACGTCGGCGGTGAATGTCGTCGGCGGCGTGAAGGATGCCGGGACCGTTCCGAATGTGCCGGTAGCGCTCTGCGTCATCGTGTTGCTGCCGTTCGCCGCAGCCTGCCGCCGAGTCGTCGCCG